CTCTCCAGCGAAAAGCAGGTTCGCCACTCCGACGGACAAAGCCTTTGGTGAAGCACAAAACCTGGCTGCAGAGGCCACTCAGCCTCGCAAGAGTCGTTTCTGTTGATTGATAACCCGGCACAGAAATCGATACGGAGCGCTATCCGAACCGTAGGCCGACAGAGCAAGGGCCGCCCGTGTCCATGAACGCTCAGGAGAGCAAACCGCAATTCCTTGGAGCGATGAATGCTCCCACCATGGGAATAAAACATAAAAGCCGCTACAGCTTTAACAGCTGTAGCGGCTTATGTATTCTGGTGGGTCCTGCGAGATTCGAACTCGCGACCAACGGATTAAAAGTCCGAACACTCAACCCCTTGCTAGGCCGCATGGTTGAGCCATTCGGCGCTGTTGGCTGTCTCATAAGATGCCAGCTAGAGCGCTTTCCCCTGCCTATAGAAATCCGCTACCGCCTCCTGTATATGTGACACGTTCATCCCGACCCAAGGCTGTTACAACATAGCGCCCTACGCCTCCCGCGCTCCCGCTATTGATCACATCCATACAGCGAGTGATGGCAAGCACATGGCACCAAAGTGGATTCCCAACACCTGACTTTGATCAATCGATATACATGTATGCATGTACAGTCATCGACTTTTGAGCGGCATGCCCGTCCCACTCACGGCCTCCCCGGTTGCCTTGCCGCTGGTCGATAGCAGCATGCGCGCCGGCATGCCCTCGGCAGCCAATGACTTCGCAGGCAAGCGCCCCAGCACGCACAAAGCTTGCGCAGTTAAACGGACCGGTGCCCGTCCGCAAGCTGGCGAAGCAGCTGCAACTGCTCGCTCTGGATAGCGATGAGCTCACCCCACTGCGTTTTCTGCAGTTCGTCGATTTTTTCGTGCAGCAGCATGATCTCCAGCTCGGCCTTGAGGTTGACTTCGTAGTCATGCTCTCCGCGAATGCGGTCTTTTTCCGCCTGCCGATTCTGCGACATGAGAATGATGGGCGCTTGTATGGCGGCCAGCATGGACAAGAACAGGTTCAGCAGAATGTAGGGATATGGGTCGAAGGTGGAGCCGCGTGTCAAAAGAAGCAGCGTGTTGAGGCCAACCCATATCACCATCGTTGCACCAAATAGAATCACAAAGGCCCAGGACCCGCCAAACGTTGCAACGGCATCTGCCGCGCGCTGCCCGAAGGTGGGCGGCGTTTGCTCCAGCTCCTGCGCCACATTGCGTGAAATGTGTTTGCGCCGGGCAATGTGCTGAGCGACCTTGAGCGCTCTGGCGTCCAGGGTATCAGCGGAGACTCCGAGCAACCTCTTGGCAACGGTATCCGTGTTGAGCATGGGAACTCCTTGATGTTCGAAGCCTGAAGCGATCATCCATCAGCGAACCGACCCTAGTACTCGACCATGCACCACACCGAAGAATCGTCACCCACATTAAGAATCAGGCGCAAGCGATGAATGTCGGGCAGGTTCTGAAGCGATCCGGAAGGGTCGTGCCGACGCTCAGTAAGAGTCACCGAGCTGCCAGCGTCATCTTCAAACACCAAACTGACGATCACCTGCGGGTCTGCATTTTTATCTCTTCTAAAGCCAATAGACTCAGCGACAAGTACAGCAGGCATACTGTCGCGCTCTTTCTTACAGGCATCAAGCATCGAGGAAACTTCCCGAAATGCTGCCTCAGCAGACGTAGTCATAGCGACCTTCCTTAAGAGCGATGCGTATTTGGAAGTGCCCTATGAGTGCGCAGCAACAAAGATTGAGTCTTCGCGCCTGGTCTCAGGGCTATCTTCAAGTTCCTCGTCACACAAGACGGTTCTAGTATGAACCGCTCGAGTACCCACTGACCGATTGTCACCACAGGCGAACCGGCGCCTAAATCGACACGGCTTGCCGGGATGAATGCCAAGACTTCATATCCCGCTGCAAACGCCCGATAGGCACCCTGATCACTCTAAGTCGGCTCTGTATCGCGCTTAAGGGGGCATCTCTTCTGCCTCACTCTGGGTATTGCATCAGCGACCTTGGAGTGTGAGGATGACTTGGCAATCGCTCGGATTGCGTGGCACCCACACAGGCGCAGGCTCGCAAGGAGGCTGAAATGTTCAAGCACATTTTGATTCCGACAGATGGCTCGAAACTCTCGGAGGAAGCTCTGCACACTGGCTTTCAACTGGCCAAAGAGCAAGGCTCCCAAGTGACGGTTCTGTATGTGATGCCGGACTATAGTGCCATGATCTACGGGGCCGAGGCACTGATGGCGAGCAACTCTGCCGAGTTTGATAAAAGTGCCCAGAAGGAGGCCGATAAGGTGCTTCAGGAGGTGGCTGACATTGCAACGGCCGAGGGCATTGCGTGCAAGACGGTGCGGGTGATGAATATCTCCGTACACCAGGCGATCCTCAAGCAAGCCAAGGACAGCCAGTGCGATCTGATCTGCATGGCATCGCATGGCCGCAAGGGCTTCGCCAGCATTTTGCTGGGCAGTGAAACCCAACGCGTTCTGGTCAACAGCAACATTCCGGTGCTGGTACACCGACCGGGGTAATTCACCACCAGCGAATAGCCAGCACCAGGCCCGCCAGCCCTACGGCAGCAACGCCACATGCGGCAATGACGTAGGCTGTGGCGATGCGGCGGACAAAGCGGTCTGTTGCGGCTGCGTCCAATGGTGCGGTGACGGTCACTTTGGAGAACATCATTAGCGCTCTGGTCCTTTGGGTTGAGAAGGAAAGCCTCAGGTGGTCTTAACGCCTGGGGCTTCGCGTTTTGTGGGGACTTGGTCAGTGGGTCGCCAGTAACTGCCGGTCTACCTGCACCTGCCCTTTCAGGGCGTTGACCTGGGCGTTTCTGCGTTCGACCAGTCCGACAAGCTGGCCAACCACGCCCGCGCCTTCGCCAGCAAGGGCTGCGAGTCGCTGGTGCTGATCTGCGAGATCTCGGCAGGCAGCGGCGTCACCGGCAAGCTGGGCGTTGCGGGTTGCTGCGCTCCTGATGTCGTGCTGCAGGCCTGCAATGCGGGCAGCATCAGCAGTGCGGCCAGCCTCCAGGCGAGCCAGGTCTTGCGTGTAGTCATGGGTGTTTTCCTGCTGGGCAGCGCCGTGCCCCACCACGGCCTCCGCTTTCTTTTCTGTATCTGCTTGCGCTTGCTGAGCCTGCGCCGCAGCCGCTCTTAACTGGGATGTCTCGACCTTTGCCAGCCGCTGGGTCTGCACTGCCAGCAGCAGGGCAAGAGCCAGGGCCAGCCACGGCCAGATGCGGGTCGAGCCGGTCATCCCAGGCCCGCCTCGCACAGTTGGCGCTCGGCAGCGCGGCGCTTGACCAGGCCTGGTAGCTGCTTGCCGCCGGCGTAGGTCCAGCGGCTGAGCTCGGCACAAGCGCCGTCAATGTCGCCCGCATTGGCCTTGCGCACCAGCGTGCTACGGCAGAAAGCTTCATCCCCCACGTTGAACGCAAAGCTCAGGAAGGCCGCGCGCTGGCCGTCGGTCAGCGGTGCACGCACGCAGCTCAGGGCGTCAGCATGCTTGGCCAAGTCCTTGTAAAGCATCTCCTCGCACTGCACACGGGTGAACGTTTGCCCATCGCGCAGCTCGGGGCCGGTGTGCCCAGTGCAACTGGTCAACACGTTGACCGGGTCGCGGTAGCTACGCAGCACAGTGCCCTCGTACTTCTGCACCAGAGGCACAGCCAGGACGACGGCAGCGCCGCCGATAGTGGCAATGAGTTTTTCTTTCCAGTTCATCGGCTAGTCACTCCCTTGATTGCAGTCCAAAAGCCCACGCAGGCCCCGCCCAACATGACGATTGCGGCAAGCGGCTTTGCCACCTTGCCCACCCAGTTCAGCACCTTGAAAGCGCCTTTCATGGCGGTAAAGAACTCCAGCATTTCCGCCAGTTGCTGCTTGAGTTCCTGCAGCTCCTGAGCTACTGCCTTCAAATCTCGCTCGATGGCGGCCATGCGTTCACTCCCCTTGTCAAAGCGTTCATTCATCTGCCGGCGTGTAGTCGCTGGCAGCTCGTCGCCAAAGTCATCCATTCCCTCTCCTTTCGGTTTTCGCTTTCAGACCTCAATCAGCACATAAGCCATTTCTGGGGCTGAGCCCGTTACCTCACCCCCTTGCACATACACACGCGAACTGTTTGCTTTGCCCAGCGGGTTGCGCACGCGCAGCAGGCCTGCTGCCCCTTCGAGCGCAACCAGCGCGGTGCCGTCGGCAAACACGGCACTGATCTGCCCAGTCATCACCGGGTCGTCGGGCAGTAGTGCCTTGAGGCGCTTGTAGAGGTTGGTTGTCATGCCGCGACCCTTTCGACAATGACCTGCTGGCGCACGCGAGGCATGGAGGCGCTGACGCTGATGCCGCGCACCAGGCCACGCCAGGTCCCGTCGGTGTCAGCAACTTCCAGCAGTTGGCCGGGGTTCAAGATGCCGGGGTTGGTGCCGCCGGTGAGCACGGGCATGCTGATGCTGTGCTGCAGCTTGTTGCCGCTGGCAGCCAGCGCCCAGCTGCCGCGCATGCGGGCGGCATCGGCGTGGGTGATGAGGTCGTCCTGAATCTGCGGGGCCAGCTTGTCGCGTGCGCTAAGGCTGCGCACCACATGGCCCAGCACGCCGCCCACGCTGCCGCCGGCGACATAGATGGCGTTGTATTCGGCACGCGGATCGGGGCGCAGCTCGTCCGTCACGATGACGTCTGCAGGCATTTGTACATCGGGCATGGCAGCACCCCACTCCCACGGAAGCACCGGGTAACGCGGCGCGACAATGAGCTGCTCTGCCGTGCGGTGGCTGCGCACCACAGCATTGACTGACTCGGCCATGCGCAGCACGGCCTGCAGCGGCGTGCCCTGAAAGCTCCACGCGCCGGCGGGCACCTGCCAGTCGGGGATCTGCCAATCCAGATCCACGCCACTGAACTCCAGCGCGCCCACTGCGAGCTGCTGCGCCGTTGCCACCGAGGTGGACAACCAGGCCTGCTTGGGCATGTAGGGGTTGCCCAACATGGCCGTGACGCTGATGCCCTGCACCGCCACGCGGCGGCGGTCAAACGAACGGCTGCGCGCCGTGCTGGTCACGGCAAAGACAAACTGCATGCCGTCGATGCCGACCTGCAGCCGCTGCGGCAGCCCGCCCACGGGCGCGAGCTGGTCGAGCAGATGCTCGGGGCCGTTGGCGGACAAGCTCCAGCAATAGCTATCGTCGCCGGCGGCAATGGAAACGTCAGTGAGCACTACGGACTCAAGGCTTGGCAGCAGATGCGCCGTGAGGTGGTGGACTTGCATATAGACGGGCAGCAGTGGAATGACAAACTGGGGCTGCGGCTCTGGCCCGACGGCCTTGCAGCACACGAACAGCAGATCTGCCGAAGCGGCCCAGGATCTGCAGAACAACAATCGGATGGGGCCGCCCACCAACTGCTCATAGCAGCCGGGCTTTTCCGGCTCCGGCGGTTTGGCCTGAGACTTGCCCGCCGGCGGCTTCATGGCCTGCTGGTAGCGGGCCTGGAAGCCCCGGTACAGCGGAACCGATGGGCCTGCGCCCGTAGTGAAGAGGTATTGCAGGCCCATCGCGTCCTGCGCCGTTGCCTCGACCATGCGGCGACGGTCGCGCAGGCTTTCCTGAAACCGTACCGCCCAGCCGGCCCGAACGGGCGCGGCATCCTGGGCCGTGGCCTGAAGGCTCAAGCGCGCCCCCTGGGCCTCTTGCCAGCGGGCCAGGGTTGATGCTACATGCAGTGCCCGCGCCTGCTGAAACCGCCCCTGCACGGCCATCCCTTGCCGCTGGCCGTCCTGCCAAGCGATGCCGAACTGCTCTTGCAAAGGCATGGCGTCCTGCGCGGTCGACACCCAACCGGCAGGCAGTGCATCCGTGCCTTGCCAGCCGGAGATCCAGCCCTCTGACACTGGCTGCGCCTGCTGGGCACTGGCGGCCACCTCGGCCACCACGGGCCGGGGCGTGTCGGTGTTGTAGCGCACGACCGCGCTGCAGCGCATCCCAGGCATGCGGCCCGCGGCAACAAGATCCTTGCGCACATGCACCAGGGACCGGACCCGCAGACCCGGCATGCGCGCAGCAACGACCAGGGTCTTATCGGGCACCTCCCCGCCACCGCCATCGTCGCCAAACACCAGCTCGACCGGGTTGCCGGTCTTGAAGGCGCGGCTAAAGATCAGGTCGACAGCGGCCATCAGGCTATCCTTGTCTCGCCCAAGATGGCCTTGCCCCCCGCATAGAGCTGGGTGCCGGTGCTGCCCAGCAGCTTGAAGTGCCCTGCGCCCGCCTCATCCGTGACCAGGCCGCGCCCCACCAGCTTGCCGTCGCCGGTAGCCCAGACGCCGATGGCTGCCTGACCGCTCACCAGGATCATGTCGCCGCCGCCGCTGGCCTGGGTCAGCACTAGATAGCCCGCCTCGGTGATCTGGCCGCAGGGCTTGGTCAAGGTCAGCGTGACGAGCAGCTGCTCGGCGGCGTCGTAGAGGGCAATGGTCGAAGCGGCAGGGCCGGAGTCCGCAAAGCTGGCCGTGGCCTGCAGGCGGGCCAGCGCATGGGCTGCCGAGATCTCAAATTCGGGCAGGTCACTCATAGCATGGCCTCTGCGAGCTGGCCATCGGCCACCGTGGCAAAGTCCTGGCGCTCGTGATCGAAGGCGATCACGCAGTATTCCGGGCCGACCTTGATCTGGGTGAATTCATAGGCCCCGTCGATCTGGCTCCAGGTCTCCCGGATGAACCGGCCAGACCGTTGCTCAAACAGTCGCACGCGGCGGCGCAACGGTACATTGGCAGGGGTTTGCTTGCGGGAGACCGTGCCGTAGATGCGGCCCAGGCCTCCATCCTGCAAATCCGCAAACACGCTTCTGCTTCCCAGCGAAGACACCGTACTGCCGGAGATCGACTCTCCAAGCATGAGCGCAGGCCTCGCCTGCCACGCCTTGATAGGCGACGGCTCAAGGTTCTGCGGCATGATGCCCTGCGGAACGAAATCGCTGGTGTAGCGCGCGACGCCAGCCGAGACGCAGATATCCTCCAGCGATCCCGCCAGAAAACGCCCATCGCCAAAATTACCGAAGCGACCAATGGTGAACGGCGAGTTGGCATTCAGCAGTGCCCCTCCCACGGACACCGTCTGCTGCAGTCCTCCGTTGAGATACAGGCGCGCCGAGCTGCCCTGACGCACTCCGGCGAGATGCACCCATTGCCCCAGAGGCATCGGCGCCAGGCTGCGTGCTGTTGAATAGGCACCGGTGTTCAGCGTGAAGCCGATGAGGCCTGTGGCATCAAGACTGATGCTGAAAACCGTCACCCCTGTCGCGTCGCAGATGACGGTAAATGCGTGGGCCCTTGCGAGCAGAGCCGGCACATGAGCCCACATCTCGACCGTGAAATCCGTACCCAGGAAGTTCAGGCCACCCGTCGCCGGCGTCTGGAGATAGCCACTCGATCCATCAAACAGCGCGGCTCTACCGGTGCGTCCGGCTCCGATTGACACTCCCCCCGATACGCTGATGACCCGTCGCTCGGCGCTGATGTCGACAAGCCCGTCTTCAAACGGCATTGCCAGAGTCACCTCGGGCCGACTCGACGCCGCTTCGTCAAGACTCCAGCCCAGCACACCCGGCCAGCGATAGCGCTCGCGCGTGGACAAGGTGGTCCAGCTCTGCCCGTCCAGGCTGTATTGCAGCGTGATCCTGGCCAGGAACTGGGCCATGTCCAGGCCGGCGCGCACCCCCACACCGATCACCTCACGGTCTGCGGATGTGCCGAAGTCCCAGCTCCAGGCCAGGCCTGGGCTGATCGCAAACTCGACCGCTGCCGTGTTGGCTTCACTCGCCAGGTCGGCCACAACCCCGGAAACCGGCGATACGGACGAAACCATGGCGACGCCCTGATCGACGCGGCCTGCAGGCGTGCGTAGATGCAGACCACAGATGCTGATGCGTGGACCGTCGTGAGCTGCAATGCCCACGATGCGCCAGTAGCGCGCCACCGTCATGCCGCGCCCCAGGGACCGGTGATGTCCACAAAGATCAGGCCCTGGCTTGTGGTGCCTGCAGCTCCTCCGCACTTGATGGCGAGCAGCTTGTGCCCGATCAACTCGTCCTGGCCATCGATCTTGTCCAGCCAGTTGAAAGCGCTGTGGCATTGCTGCATGGGCAGCAGCACCCCAGGAAGCCGACCGCGCAATGCGATGTTCGGCTCAAACAGGAACTTGCGCGAGAGCACCAGGCCGTTGTTCGGTCCATTGGGATAGCTGGGCACCGCAGGAGCGCTAAAGGAACCCGCAGGGCCGCTGCTGCCGGACGCAAACGACTCACAGCCATGCCCTCCGTTGACACTGCCGCCCAGCCCTGTGAATGAACGCGGGATCATGGCATTGCCGCCACTGGAGCTCGAGGAATACTCGACCGCGCCGCCCGCGCTTGACGACGAGGCGGTGTCAACATTGCTCACCATGAGCACGCAGGCGTAGGGGTCGCCACTGCGCAGCGACTCAAAATCGCCAAACGCCCAGACCGCGCCGCTTGCGCCTGGTGCACTTGAAGATGTCTGCATGTGCAGCAAAAAAAACCGGCTGTCCGCCACCAGCGTCCATGCCAATGCCGTCGCTCCGGCACCGGTGGCTTTAGGCCACCAGCCGCCGCCCGACATCTGGGCGGCACTGGGAAACGCCCCCTGCCCGCTGGAAATGTCGGACATGGACTCATAGCCCACGACACGGGCATTCGTCACGCTGGTGTCGTCTACCCGCAAAAACATGCGCGTACCCGTAACGTCCTGGCTGCGATAGGCAGCAAGGTTGGTGCCCGCAAACGCTTTCTCCCAACCAGCAGGGGCCATCTTGACGGTGATGGAGCCGGTGGCAGCACCATCGGGCAGGCCAGGCGCAGGAAACGACACCTTGTTGCCAGCCACTGCGCTGATGCACTGCTCTCCATTGAGCGCTGCCGGCGTGGCCCCTGCCACCAGCACCACGGCATCGCGTTCAAAGGCATTGAGCGCCGCGCTGATGGTCATGGTGGCCACGCCAGCGCTCACGCTCAGACTGTCGACCGTGACCAGACCGAAGCCCGACACCAGGCAGGCATCCAGCACAGCGATCAAGGAACCGGCAGCTCCCGTGCGGGCCGGTGCGCCGCGCATGCTGCTGTGAAAATACTTTACAGACTTCGATGCCATATCTCTCTCCGCTCTCTTGGGGTCATCAGTTGGACTGCGGGCGGTTCACATCGCCGCGCGCCAGGATGGAAAAGCTGTGCTCGATGCCGGTCTCGGGACCGGGCTGGATGGTGCGCACCACCCAGAAGGGGTAGATGGCCCCCACCGTGTTGATGCGCAGAATGTTCCCCACGGCCCAGCCGCTGCCCCAGCCCAATGGATCGATCGTGAAATAAGGCTTGCCGGTAGCCGGGTTGAGCGGCGAGCAGACGGTGTTGATGTCGCCGGTAGCGATCACGCCCACATGCTCGCCAATCACACGGAACTGCGTGGTGCTGGTGAACTGCAGCACCCAGCGCTCGGTGCTGCCGCCGGCGTTGGTGATCGCTATGGGCGAGACGCTCTGGTCGTACTTGGCTGGGATTGCAGGCCCCGCGGGCGCATCGGCCCAGGCGTTGTCGACCCAGCTTTGCTGCACAAAGTCCAGACTGACGCGGGCACGGCGGTCGCTGGCCTGCAGGGCGCTGGAGACATAAGTGCCGTCCTTGGGGTAGTCATGGGTCAGCGCCCGGTTAAAGGTGATCTCGCCCGAGATCTGCACGTCCGTGGCAACGGCCATGTCCTCTATACGGTCCTCGATCGTCACCGGCATGGTCATGGCAGACACATCGGTAAAGGTGACCAGGCCGGCCTCGAGATCCACGGAATAGCCGGTATTCAGGGTCTTGCCGTGGCCATCGCGCACCACCACACGCGACAGGCGCACGCGGGCCAGGTTGATGGTCTGGTTGTTGCTGACGTTGAGCTGGGCGCTGGTCTTGGTGTGACCGACCACGCACAGCGAGCCAGGTCGGAAGATAGGTACCTTGCCGTCGCTGGGCAGGCGTACCGGGTCGATGCCGATGATGTCGGCATTCATGGGCAGATAGGCATAGGCCACCGCCGTGTAGCGCAAGGCGCTGGCGACCACGGGCTGGGGCTTGAAGATCTTGCCGTCGGGCTGGACGTTGGCAGCGTCATACCAGGGCTCGGCCTCATTGCCTGCGGCCACGACCATGGCACCAAAGCCCAGGCGCACCAAGCCGGTTTCATAGTCCACCGTGCCGACCACGCCGGGGGCCGTAATGGTGCCGTCAATGCTTGCGCTGACGTTTTGTGAGCCTCCCGAAGCCCTGGGCACCTGTACCGTGAGAGAGCCGGGACGCAGGGGAGCAGCCGCCGTGCGAAACACATAGGCGCTGCTAATGGCATCGCCCAGCGTGGTGATGCAGCCTGCACGGCGCAGTGTGTTCGCATTGCCCGGCGTCCACGAGGTCAGGCCCACGCGGCCCGTGGCGTAGTTGACCGAGCCTCGCGTCACGAAGCCGCCCGAGGTCAGTACCCGCAACACGCCCCTGCCGTCATCGCTCCAGGGCTGACCGCTGGAGGGCATGAGCACGACCGAGCCGGGAACCACCGGAGCCTGCACGCCCGTGACCAGGTCAAACTCGGGCGCAAACGTGACCTGCAGCGTGCGGCGCGTGGCGCTGCCCGTGGTACGGAAGCGAATCTTGACGTAGCCGCTTTCGTCGTTGGGGTAGATAGAGGGCGCGTTCAGGTACTCGATGCCCTCATAGTTGAGCCGGTACTGGGCCACCTCGCCCGAGAAGCCGCCGCCGCTGACCTGGCTGGAGGAGTAAACCGGCTTAGGGATCTTGATGACCACATCGGGATTGAAGTCCACCGCGCCCGTGCTGTAGTTGACCGTGCCGACCTGCACGCCATTCATCATCAGCTTGCCATTGCCGTCATCGTGGGCGATCTGGGTCGGATCAACCAGCGTCACGCCCATTTCTTTGAGCTGGTCGCGGGTGTATAGGCCGAGCACGCTTTGATCGGTCAGGGTGTTCCACTCCACCTCGACCGTGAACGGCACCAAAGCGCCTTGGCCCGCCGAGACGGCCAGACGGCCTTGTCCGTTACGTGAAGGGTGCGCCAGATTCACCTCGACCGCAGGAGCCGTGTCGACCGTGACATCGAGCACCGTACCCACGGCGGGCAGTAGCTTGGGTGCAAACAGCACCTCGGAGCGACCGACCCGCACCTCACCCGTGGCATTGCCCTGCAGCTGCCAGGCAGCGGTTGCCGTAGCCGTTCGCTGGGTCTGGCCATCCATCCAGGTCATGGAGAAAGCACCCGGATAGAGCGCCTGCCCCGCGGGCAAGGCCAGGGAAATGGTCTGGCTGATCAGCAGATCGGCGGCGGGCTGCACGGTTTCTTGCGTGGGCACGCCCCACTGCTGGACGATGGAGCTCCCCACATCGGGCAAGGCACCCAGCGTGATCACGAAGCTGCCGGTCTCGGCGCTATAGGTGCCTGCGCCATAGCTGGAGTCGGTGCCGCGCAGCGCGCCGTCGCCCGAGTCCGAGAGCACATACCAGCGCCCCTGCGCCCGGTAGCTGAAAGACAAGGTGCCGCGCGCCGGCAGCGGCGTGATGAAGCCGGTATAGCTCTGACTGCGGTTCTCTGCCGTGACTCGGATCTCGCTGGACTGTGGCATGCGCTGCATATAGGCGGCAGGCCGGTAGCTGATGGTCTTGATGCCGTCATAGCTGCCCGAGCTGGAGGTAATGATGCCGTTGGCATAGTCGACCAGACCGATCTGCTGGGTGCCCGACATCAGAATGCCGCCCTTATCGGTGAAGGTCACGCCTCCCACCACGATGGAGAGCGAGCCAGGCAGGCAGCCACCGGGCAGGGCCAGGCTGGTGGTGGTGTTCCAAGTCTGCGATGTGCTGAAGGTCACGGCCTCCGCCGCAGAGACCGGAAAGCCTGCCGCCGCATAGGGGATGGTCGCGGGGATGGGCGTCTCGCTCTGGGCCGAGGGCACGATCTGGGTCATGATCGTTTTGGCGATGATGGTGAAATCGCCCAAGGCTGCGGCCTTCTGCAAAGGCGTGACGCCCACATAGCTGCCCGCATCGGCCACCACGGTATCACGCAGATGGGCGCTGTTGAGCAAGCGTGTGAACTGGCGGCTGGCTGGGGAGCCGGTGAAGCCGTACCGCAACGCATCCGAGATCTCGACAGTGACAATCACCGCCTTGTAGTCTTTGTCTGTGTCGTAGGTGAAAGTCAGCTCTTTGCTGGTCACGCGGATGGCGCGGACATACTGCATCTGCTCATTCGCCAAGCCTTCATTGCCCACCAGCACCAGTGTCTTGCCCACGGCAGGCAGTTCGGTGCCGGGACGCTGGAAGATCTGAATGACGCGCTGGCCCTGGATGTGATCCTCATAGAGATAGCCCGCCCACTCGGCACCCTTGTTCAAATAGGCCTCCAACCTGGCCTGCGCCTGGGCACGGGTGTCATAGACCCCGCCTGTGGCGAACAGGGTGATTGAGACATTGGGATCTTCGGGCGGCTTTGCCACGATGACATTGCTGCCCTGGTAGGTGTCGCGGTCTTCGGTGTCCACGGTCACATGCATCTGACGCATGTTGTCGCGACCAAGGGCGCGGTCCATCTCGGAGATGTCCGGCATCACGGCGTTCTCTTGCCCTGACTCGATCACGACGTTCGACGGGCCGCCGCCGCCCTCGGGCACATCGTCCATGACTCGGCTGGCACGCAGCTGGATGTCACCTTGCAAAATAGGCATTGTTCTTCTCGCTTAAACAGTGATCAGCCGCAGCGTGGCGACATAGGGATGGGTTGCGGCGGGCAGCTCGGGCCGGGAGATGGGCGTGGCGGCAATCGGGTCGTCTGCCGCAAACTGCACGGTGAATTCGCGGCCATCAGCCAGGCGCAGCGGGTACTGACCGTCTGGCACATCAACCAGGGCCTGCACGGCCATCAGCGTTGCGCGTCGAATCCAGCCCTGGTCTTCCACGGCTTGCAGGGTGATGGGGCGGCCCTCTATGCGGGCAGCGGCATCGATGATCTGGGCGCCGGTAATGCCGCGCTCGACCGTCTTCTGCACGGCAGACCAGTTGAACTCGTCCACCCACAACATGCCGCGCGGCAGCTCGATGCCCGCGAGTAAATGACCAGCCATCAGTGAACACCCCCAGACAAATTGGCATCGCGCTCCAGCGCGGCCATCAGCTGCTGCATCTCTGAGCTGCCCGCCGCATCGGTACCCACGTTGTATTGACGACCGCCAATGACGACCTCGTGCCTATGTGTGATGACGGATTGGGGAGCTGCAGCTGCAGGAGCTGCGACAGAAGCCGGCGCCCGAGGCACTGAGCTGGGAACGCTCACCTTGCGCTCAGCCTCCTGCTTTGGCCGCGCATTGGCGGCAGCCTGCTGCAGGTCGATAGCCCTGCCCGCCTGCGTGACCGCAAACTGGGTCAAGTCATATTGATAGTTGCCCAGCGCCCCGCTGCTCTTGACCGAGAAAGGGTTGTCCTGCGCATACTGGTTCTGCCATTGCTTCCACCAGGCATCCAGCTCCTGGCGGGTCTGGAACTGGGGCACAAGATTCAAAGGCCCAGTGTTCTGCTGCATGACGCTTGGCGAGCCTTTGATATTGGCGTTGCGCACAGCCAGCGAGCCGCCTGCCAACACATCCATGGGCGTAAGACCATTCGCCAGCGCCTGCCGTTCTTCGGCTGTCGGTGGCCGACCCATAAGCTTGTCAAAAGGTTCATTCTTGATCGAGCCGCCGCCCCCACCCGTGCCGTACCCACCCGTGCCGTACCCGCCCGGCCGATCATCGCTATGGCGGTCATTGAATCTATCCAGCTCTCTGCCAGCACCACGGACCGACTTGCCGAGGTCATTGAACCCCGTCGCCATTGACGCCGTGGCTTTACGCGTGGCACGGTCGGTATTGACAATGGCTTTGCCAGCCTCATCCAGTTCCACCACATAGCCCTTGACGGCTGCCTGGGTCTTGAGCCATTCAGGCGCAATCCCGCCATTGGCTGCAATCACTTTGTCTGCCATGACCTTCCAGGCCTCGGCAATGCGCATGGGCGGCTGCTGACCATCTTTTTCCAGCTGATCAAACGCAGCACGTGCCTGGGTAGCCATGCGTTGCAGATCCTCGTTGGTGGTCATACCCAGGTCTTTGTAGGCTTGCTCCAACAGCGCAGTGGACTTAGCCGCATCCTCTGCAGTACCTGCAGCTGCTCGCTGGGCCTTGGCAATTTCCTGCAGCTTTCGAGCAGCCGCATCGACGTTCCCGCTGGCAATCAGCTGCTGATATTCGGCCTTGAGCTGCTTGAGGTTCTCGGCCGCAACGCGGTCGGCCTCAGCCTTGGCGGCAGCTTCCTTGGCTGCTTTGGCTGCAGCCTTGCCCGTGGCCTCGATGCCAGCGGCTACCGCCTCGATGGAAGGGGCCGCAGCTGTTGCAGCAGTGCCCACCGCCTCCACTGCGCCCGTCAAACCAGACCATGCATCGCGCGCTGTCTGTGCGCCATCGGCCATGCCCTGAAAAGACTCAGCAGCCTTGGCCTTGAGTGCGTCGGCAGACGCCGCAAAGGCGCCGGCCATTTCCTCGGCATCAGCCGCAGCCAGTCGAAAGCTCTCGCTCAGGCCCCCAAAGGTGACGGATGCCAGGCCGCTGCGCAGCGCCGCCACACCCTCCATCACCTTGGAGGCAATCTGTGCAAACGCCGCGCCCAGGCCGTAGATAGCGGTGAGCACGCCATTGACGCCCGCCGTCATCACGCCCCAGGCCAACTGCACCGTGTTGCCCGCATTGGTGGCGTATTGGCCGATGCGCTGCAGCGTCTCGCCCGTCTCGCTGGCAAAGACCTGCAGGCGCAGCACCACGGCATCAAAGTTGACGTTGGCTGCAAAGGCGCGGAAGAACTTGAGGCCGTTCTCAAAAGCTGTCGCCAGGGACTGGCCGAAGCGCTCCACCAGACCACTCTCGACCGCCTTGCGCAGCGCGCCGGTCAGCTCGTCCACGCCTTTGCGCACCACCGGCAGAACCGGCTTGCCCAGCACCTGGGTCACCGTCTCCCACATGCTGCTCAGGCCTTTGAGGGAGCCGTTGAGGTTGTCGGCCATGGTTCTGGCCGTGGCCTCGGCACTGCCGCCCGCTTCACGTAGCTTGCCGGTCAGCTCATCCAGCGCACCCATGCCCTGGTTGAGCAAGGAGCGCAGCGCGGGCCCCGCCTCCAGGCCCATGGCATTGATGGCGCGCTCGCCGTCCTTGCCCTTGGCGGCCAGTTGATGCAGAGCCTCTTCAAAGTTGGTGGTGACGATGCCAGCTGCGCCCAGCTCCTTGCGGAAGCTGGAGAGCGGGTTGGCAAACTGGCTCATGATGGAGTTCAGCGCCGTGCCCGCGCGGCTGGCGTCAATGCCCGCGTCGGCAAACTTGCCGATGATGGCCACCGTGCTCTCCAGGCTCACGCCCAAGGTGTTGGCAACCGGCGCGGCATAGCTCAGGGCCTGAGCCAGCCCTTCCACGCTGGTGTTGGTGGCGTTGGCGCCCTTGGCCAGCACATCGGCCACGCGGCCTGCATCGTCAAAGGCCAGGCCCATGCCCATCACGGCCTTGGTCACATACTCACTGGATTTGCCCAGCTCGATATCGCCGGCCTGCGCCAGAGCCAACACGGCAGGCAGCGCCTTGACGGAGTCGCCCGCGCTCAGGCCCGCCTTGGCCAGGTTCTCCAGCGCACCTGCAGCCTGCACCGAGGTGTACTTGGTATTGCTGCCCGCCGCCTGGGCAGCCTTGGTCAGCTCGGCCATTTCTGCGGCCGAGCCTTCGGTGGCGGCTTTCACGCGGCTCATGGCCGCTTCAAAGTCTGCGGCGCTCTGCACCACGCCCGCAAACGCCTTGATGCCGAAGTAGCCGGCAACCGTGGCGCCCAGCAGCTTCACATTGCGCCCAAGGCGGCTCAGCACCGCAGACGCATCGTCCTTGGCGTTGATCACGATCTGAATGGGCTTGAAGGCCATGGCGTGGGTGCTTGATTGAAAGTGGTTGCTTCGGTTTGCGCTGCAGCCGGCGCTTGCTGGCCGCAGTGCAAACCGCCCCGGCAAGCCGGGAGGTCTGGATGGAGAGGGGTTAGGGAATCAGCGCCGCGCGGCCGTCCACATAGACAGCCTCGCCGTTGTCGGGCTTGAGCACTTCCACATCGAAGCCAAACTGGCTGTAGTCCGTGCCGTCCTGAATCAGCGGCAGCTCGCCCGTGGGCGACAAGGCCACGCTGGGGAACCACCAATCACGATTGGTGCCGTGGGCGTTGTCGGCAATCAGCTGCAGTGCGCCCTTGAGATCCGTGCCATTGCCGGACTTGATGCGCTCCCAGCTCGTCTCGGCGGCGGTGTAGCCCACCAGCACCTCGGTGACCGCATCGATCTCGCCTCCCTCTGCGATCTGCAGCAGGCCCAGGTCTGCGTCCACCGTGTAGTCGGTGCCCGCAGCAAAGGTCGTGGTGCCGTCCTTGCTTTTGACGGTGACGGCGCTCAGCTTGCGTGCGCCCGTGGGGGCCGCTGCGGTCACGCCCAAGCGGTAGATGCCGCCCGGCTCCACCGTGTGCGCCTCGTTCGCAACCGTGGCCGTCGCCTGTGTGTGGGTCTCTGCCGTGCCGGACAGAAACATGCGCAGATTGCTGCCGCTGATGTTGTCGGTGGTGATGGCCGCCTTGCGGGTGATCTCGATCAGGACTTCTTCATCCTTCTCGCGCAGGCCGCCCTGCGAGCTGTAATGCGGGGCCTTGTCGCCCTCCACGCTCAAAGAGAAGGCCGGGCAGTTGCCGAACTGGCGGCCGCCCAGCAGGCGGCCCGCCGCATCGAACGGATAGAAAACAAGGCGTCCACGCGGATACTGGTATTCCTTCTTGACGCGGGGCAGTGCAGCCATGGCTAGCTCCTTTGAAAGATTGAACGGCGCCGGCCTCAGGCGTCCAGCGACTCGAAAACAGAGACGGTGGTGAACTCCACCGCATAGCCGACCAGGCCGGCATCCACAAACTCGGCCTCTCGCACGCCGGCGGCGCGCAGCTCGGACCAGGCGCGGCCGCCGGGCACCGCAGGCCGCCAGCCGTGCAGACAGCCCACCACTTCCTCCATGGCGGCATCCAGCTCGGCGGCAGCGCCATCACTGCGCCGGGCCACCAGCACGCAGGACCAGCGCGGCTCCAGCTGGGCAGCATCGCGCGACACATCGCCCAGGCCCGCGCCGGACATGCGCACCTCGATGGCCGGCACCTGCGTGCGGTCGCACAGCTGCGATGCACCGCGCACCTGCCAGGCGGCCAATGCACTACGCCCTGCCAGGCGCGACTTGATGATTGGTTCAAGCAACAACATGGCGGTCAGTTCAGAAAGACGATGGGGAACACGGCCCAGCCGCTGGCGTCCTGCACCACCGGCCCCGTTACCTGGCAGGGCTGGCCGCTCACCAGCAGGCCGGTGCTGCCCTCGGCAATGCCGGGGGCCTCACCCACCGGCATGGCCACGGTGTGGCGCTCGGCGGTGGCCGCATCGGCCAGAAAGCCTTCCAGCGGTGTGCGGTTGAACACCACGCCAAAGGGCTTGCCGCCCTGCCAGCTGGCCGTGGCGTTGGCCAGCAGCTGGCTCACACCCTGGTTGATCAGCGCATCCACCTGCGCAAAAGGTGCAGTACTTGCCAGCATGCTCAGGCCTTGCGCTTGGCACGCTGCAACATGCCGGGGCGGGTGCACATGAACAACGGGTAGCTGCGCACCTCGGGGCGCACCCACTCCTGGCGGTCCTTGTCCGTGACCACCATGGCGTACACGTCCTGGCCGGGCGTGTTGACGAAGGGGAAGGACTCGGCCGGCGAGAAGCCGACGCGAAACGCATCCGGCGCACCCACGGGGAAGAACTGGCACTTGTCCGGGTGCACGGCCACGGTGCTGTTGTCGTCGGTGCCGCGGTAGTTGATGAACTGGATGTTGCCGTAGCGAAACGAGCCGAAGACCTGGCCCACATCGTTGCGCAGGTCGCGTGCCTCCTGCTGGTTCAGGTAGGTGCCACGCGTTTCGGCATTGCCCGTCAGGTCGTCGAAGAAGTTGTCGCCGCACAGGCCCACGGCATAGGTCTGGCCGGGCAGCCAGGCGCCATGGCTGGCGCGCATCATGTCGCGGATGAGTGCATTGCACTGCTTGCGGATCTCGCCGCCTTCGGCCGTGGCGTTGGCCAGGTCGAAGTTGATCTCCGCAGGCTGGGCAATGCCGAACTCTTCATACCAGTCCACCAGCACGGTGCCGTCTGCATCCAGCACCTTGCCCTGCACGGCGCCCAGGCGCATGTGCTCGTGCGTCAGCTCCACGGCGGCGCGCAGGCCGGTCTTGCCGTTCATGATGTCGGCCAGCTCGTTCTGCACGGCCTGCAGCTCGCTGACGGAGCCAAAGGCCCGAATGTTCTGCACCGACGATGCATACAGCGTCTTGCCACGCGCAATGCGCAGGGTGTCGAAGTGGCGCATGCGGCGGCTTTCGCCCTTGCCTTCTTCAATGGGCGCGCCGCGCGGGCTGGTCTTGATGAGGGACAGCACGCCACCCTTTTCCTCGATCGCCACGGTGGTGGTGCGCGAGCGCTCGGTCGTGAAAATGCCCAGTTGCCCCAGCAGCTGCGGCACATAAGGCGCGGCCTGGATGGCGGTGGACATCGAGGTCATGCTGAATGCCTCGTGCGCAAAGATATTGAGATCGGCCATATCGGTAGTCCTTTTTCTCGCGCGGCTTCAGCGCGCAACAATGCCCACGGCGGCCAGTTGGGCCAGGGCAGCGGTTTTCTGGGGCTCGGTCGTGCCTGCGGGCCAGGCCAGCGCATGGGCGGCCACTTCGGCATCGCGGGCGGTGATGACGGTGGCGTGGGCTGCGGCGGTGCTGTCCACAGCGGCAAACAGCACGGCAATGGCGGTCTGGCTGCCGTTGTCGTTGTCGGGGCTGACTGCCGTGTATTCGCCACTGGTAGTGACCTTGCCCAGCACAGCGCCGGGCAGCAGGTTCTGACCCTGCGCGATAGTGACCACTTCGCGCGAGCGGGTGCCGTTGGCCTCGCTGACCAGATAGCAGGCCGTGCCGGGGCCGAGTTCTTGCACTTGCATGGTGTGTGCTCCTATGGGTGGGGGTTGCGTTACGGTGCGGTGCCAAAGGCCTTGCCCCAACCGGCTGCGGCCTGGGTGGCCGCCTGTGCAGAGCCGTCGGGGCTGGCCGCCTCGACGCCCGAGACATTGGGGTTGCCCAGCGCCGCCATGGCCTGGGCAAACTGGTTGGTGGCAGCGGGGGCCAAAGCGGCCACGGCAGCCGCCGGTGCGGCATCCAGCACGCCCTGGGCCTGCTCTGCCGTCAGGCCGCCGGCAATGCATGTCTGCGCCAGGGTCGGGTTGGCTGCGGCATTGGCATGGCCCAGGATGGCGCTGACGCGGGCACGCTCGGCCTGGGCGCCTTCGGCACGGGCTTGCTCCAGGCCTTGCGGGGCAGAAGCCGCAGCAGCAGATGCCACAGGTGCAGCAGCCGATGCAGCGGCGGGGGCCGCAACCGTTGCCGTTGAGGGTTCGGCAGGCGCAGCCGCCGCCGGTTGAATGGTTTGGGGGTCGCCCATAGAAGCTCCTTGAAGTTGAAATGACATTCCCGCCCCTGCGGGGTAACTGCGAGCGCGGCGCGCAGACAGGTCGGCAATCACGGTGTCTGCCGTGCCAATGCGGTCGGCCAGGCGCGCAGCCACACCGGCCACGCCCCGGTACACGGCGGCGCGCGTGTCGCGCACGGCCTGCTCTTCCATGCCCCGGTGCTTGGCCACGGCCTGCACAAACATCTGGTACAGGCCCTCGATGTCGGCCTGCAGGTGCTCGCGCACCGATGCGGGCAGGGGCTGGTAGGGGTTGCCGTCCACCTTGTGCTCGCCGGCAAAGATGTGGCTCACGTTGATGCCCTCGTTGGCCAGTGCACGGCTGTAGTCCACATGGCGCATCACCACGCCGATGGAGCCCACGTAAGACGTGGTGGTCAGCACCACCTCGTCTGCCGCGCTGGCGGCCAGATAGGCAGCGCTGGCCGCCATGCCGTCGGCCACGGCCACAATGGGCTTGCGCCCGCGTGCGGCATAAATGCGGTCTGCCAGCTCAAACGCGCCCGACACCTCGCCGCCCGGGCTGTCCAGCACCAGGGCAATGGCGTGCACCTCAGGCTGGGCCAGGGCGTCTTCCATATCGGCGGCCAGGTCGTTGTAGCCAATCAGCAGGCTGCTGTCGGCCTCCAGCCGGGTGCGGTGCACCAGGCCGCCCATGGCGCTGATGACGGCCACGCCCTCATTCACGCGGTAGCCGCGCTCGGTGCGCTCGCCCTTGCGGGTGGTGAACATCTCTGCGGGCAAAGCCGCGCGGGGGCTGATGGCAGCTGCATCGATCTGCAGGCCCTGGGTGCCCAGCAGGCGCTGGCCCAGGCCGGCGATAATGGCGTCCAGCTTTTGCGGGTGCAGCAGCAACGGGGTGTTGAACAGGCGGTCGGCCAGATGCGGATAGGGTCTGCTCATCTGGCGGCTAATTTGGCGGTTCATGGCGCATCCTTTCGGGCGGGTGCGCCCTCTTCCTTGTCGCTGCCGTTGTCTGACGTGTTGGCAATCCAGGTGGTGGCACCGGGCTCGGGCAAGCCGTGCTCGCGGCGGCACTCGGCCTCCAGGCGCTGCTGGTGCAGCACCTCTTCCCAGTCCAGGCCCTGCTCGGCGCATTCCTGCTCCAGGGTGGAGACACCAATCTCCAGCCGCAGCTTGGCGGCCTGCACTTCCTTGACC